CTCACTGTTGATGGTCGTATTATGAATATTCCAATCATCTCAGGTGGATGGGGATACGGTGGTACACCAACTGTTACTATTACTGGTGATGGTACAGGTGCTGTGGCAACAGCAACTGTTGTTAATGGTGCAGTCACTAAACTTAACATGACATCTTATGGTTCAGGATATCGATATGCAAATGTTGTTATTTCTGGATCTGGTTATGGAGCAAAGGCAAGAGCAATTATTTCTCCTTACGGTGGTCATGCTAAAGAAGCACTAAATAACTTTTATGCAAGAACATTAATGTTCTACAGTAACATCAGCCAAGATAAAAATCAAGGATTTGATGTTAACAACGATTATCGTCAACTGGGTATTATTAAGAATCCTAGACAATATGGAAGCACTAATAGTTTAACTTCTATTTTGGCTTCTGCTTGCTGGGTGGTTGCAGCGACTGCAAATACTACACTATTCACAAAAGACTCTATTATAACAAAAACAAGTGGTTCTACTCGTTTTAGAATTGTTACAAATACAGGTACTGCTATGTTGTTACAATCATTAGATAATGCAAGTATTTCTATCGGTAATAACTTTACCAATGCTGCTGGCGATGTTTTTACTGCCACTGCGGTCACTGCTCCAACAGCAGATAAATACTCTGGAGACTTAATGTTTATCGACAATAGAGCAGCATTTACTCCAACTGCCGATCAGACAATTACATTAAGAACAGTTATTCGTTTTTAATAAATTATTCAACAGGATAAGATTAAACAATGTTAGACTTCAATACCGAACCGTATAATGACGATTTTGATGAGAACAATAAGTTCTATCGAATTTTATTCCGTCCATCTTTTGCTGTCCAAGCCAGAGAATTAACTCAACTTCAGAGTATTCTGCAGCAGCAAATTGCTCATAATTCAAGCCACATCTTTAAACAAGGTGCGATGGTTGTTCCTGGACAAATATTTTGTGACACTGATTATAATTATGTTAAATTGCAAACTTTTTATAATTCAGATGTTATTGAAACATATATTCAAAATTTTGCCGATAGAGAAATAGTAGGTTCTTCTGGTGTTAAAGCCACAGTATTAAAAGTTGTTCGTGAAGAAGGTAATGATGAAACCACTCTGTATGTTCGTTATTCATCAAGTGGAACAGATACTACAACTAAAACATTCTCAAATAATGAAGTAATTACAACTACTAGCGGAACAGGTACATATACAGTTCAAGCAATTGCCTCTAATGCAACTGGTGTTGGTTCTGCTGCTATTATTCAACGTGGTGTATACTATGTTAATGGGTATTTTGTTCTTTGCGATGCTCAAACTATTATCCTTGACAAGTATACTAATACACCAACATATCGTGTTGGTCTAACTATTAATGAAGTTAAAACAACTCCAGAAGATGACGAAACTCTACTAGACAATGCTCAGACTTCATTTAACTATGCTGCTCCAGGCGCACATCGTTATTATATCGATTTAGTTCTAACAAAAATACCATTATTAAATAGTGCTTATACATGGACAGCAAATACTCCAGTCTTTAAAGGTGACGTAATTAAATCTGGTAATCTTTATTACCAAATAACTATTGCAGGTACAACTGGTTCAACTGCACCATCATTTACTTCTGGTGCAACTGCTAACGGCACAGCAACTCTACAATATATTCAAACATATATTCCATCTTTAGATGTTGATTCTGATTCTAATTTTATTGAATTATTATCAACAAATACTGGGACTGTTTTAACGCAAGTAACTGAAACTGCATATTCTCAAATTGAAAAAACCTTTGCTCGTCGCACATTTGACGAATCTGGTAACTATACAGTTAGACCATTTAAGATTGATGTTCGTGAACATAGAAATAATAATCGTGGCGCATGGGTTACTGATCGTGCATATTTAATCGGTGATGTTGTAGTTCATAATGGTATCACTTATGTAGCAACAGACAATGGAACTTCTAAAACTGTTCCTCCAGTTCATACTACTGGAATCGTATCTGACAGTTCTACCACTGGTGGTGTTCTTTGGGAATATAATCAAACACCATTCTATAATCGTGGTATCTATAGCCCAACAGATGCAGCAAATCCAGGTAGTGATACTAAACTTGCTATTGGTTTAGAACCTGGAAAGGCATATATTCAGGGATATGAGGTTCAAAAGACTTCCACTGAATATATCACAATTGACAAAGCACGTGATTCAGTACAAGTTAACAATAGTTACTTAACATCACCTGTTGGAAATTTTGTTTACGTTAAAAACATAAACTCTTTACCACCATTTGATTCAACATCAGGAATGCCTACTGTAACTCTTTATAATAGATTTACATATGCAGTCGGCACGTCACCACTTGGTTCTGTAGCTGCTACTGTTGCTATTTCTGGATCGGCAGGACAGTTTACATGTGGTAATTCTAATTTAGAAGTTGGAGATTTAATTACTATTACTGGTACAAAGGGTGGAACTTCTACTTTTACTGGCTACACAACTGGCACAACATATAAAGTTTCTGCTGTTACTGGTGCGTCACCAAGTGTAACTGGATTCACTTTAACTACTACTGCTGATTCTGCATTATCAACTTCAGCTGGTACACTAACTGGATTAACTTACACTGTTACAAGTGTAAATGCAAAGGCAATTGGTACTGCACGTGTTCGTGGTATTGAGTGGGACAATGGAACCATCGGTACACAAACCGCAGTGTATAAACTTTATCTGTTTGATGTAAATTTAACAACAGGATTTGATTTTGCCAGAGATGTAAAATCATTCTTCTATAGCCGTTCAGACACAAACTTAAACTTTACCGCAGACATCAATGAAATCACTACGAATTTAATTGGTTCTGGTACAACATACAGTTCTTATCCAGGAACTCGTGGAGCATCAACTACCATTTATGGTGTTGGCACTGCATTTTCTGGTGGAACAAATAGACCAGTCTTTAGTCCTGCGTTAAAAATTGGTGATTTTATTTACGTTGGTTCTACAGCTAATCGTCGTAGAGTTGTTACTATTACAAACAACGAACAAATTACAGTTGATACTGCAGTTACTGTTGATGGTGGAATTATTAGTCTCATCCAAAGTGGTGTGCAAGAACCACAGAGCGATTCTTTAATCTATCCTTTACCAAACTATGCAATTAAATCAGTTCGTGCAGCTGATAACGTAACCAAGAATATTATTTACTACGGTATGCAATATTTGACTGGATCAACTGGTTCTGGATCTGGTGGATCTTGTACTCTGCCACTAACAGCTTCGTCAGGTGTATTCGCTGATCCAGCTGAGACTGACAATTATATCCTTGTATATAATGATTCCACTGCAGGTGGTGTAATAGTTAACCCAACAGGATATACTTCTGGTGGAAGTTCTTCTATTACATTTACGTTACCAGACACATATGCCAGCAAAGACTTTATTGTTATGGCAACTATTAAGAAAGTTGGTATTGGAGAAAAGAGTAAAACTCTATCTTCTGCAACAGTAACTTTAACGACACAGGTAACTGCAACTAAATCTGTTCTATCATTGGGTAAAGCAGATATTCTTCGTATCAAATCTGTCATGATGGATACTGGTACATTTGCATCACCAACTGGTAATTATACTGTTGATATATCAGATCGTTACGATCTTGATAATGGTCAAAGAGATACACATTATGATATTGGAAAATTGTTACTAAAACAATCTTATGCTCCACCATCTGCACCAATTGTAATAACTTTTAGTTGGTTTGAACATGGTACTGGAGATTACTTCACTAAAAATTCATATCCGATTGATACCACTATTAAAGCTGTAGACGTGCCATCATATGATGGTAACAACTTACGTGATGTTCTAGATTTCCGACCAAGAATTGGTGATGCTGGCGCAGTATTTACTGGTGGAAATGCATCATTCTCAATGACTCCAAAACGTGGTCAAGATATCACATTGGATTATTCATATTATCTTGGTCGTCAAGAAAAAATCGCCATAGATTTTACTGGAAGATTCTTTAACATTAAAGGTGTATCTGCATTAGTTCCAGTAGAACCAAATGATCCAGTTATTGGTATGGTTCTGTATAAACTTAATCTTGAGCCATTTACCTTTGGCACAGCAAACACTAATGTTATTGTTAATCAAGTTGACAATAAGCGTTACACAATGCGTGACATTGGTAAACTAGAAAAACGTATTGATAATCTAGAATACTATACTTCTTTATCTTTACTAGAACAAGAAACTAAATCTCTTTCTATTACCGACTCTCAAGGATTAGAGAGATTTAAAAATGGATTTATTGTAGACTCATTCACAGGACATAATGTTGGTGATGTGACATCTCCAGATTACCTATGCTCTGTTGATATGGAGAAGGGTGAACTGCGTCCATTCTATTCAATGAACAACATAAATCTTGTAGAAAATAAAACAAACGATGGAGATCGTACAACAGCTGGATATAAACTTTACGGTGATGTTATCACATTACCAGTTAAAGAAGATATTCCACTTATCACTCAAGCATATGCTTCTCGTTTAGAGAATGTTAATCCATTCGCTGTGTTTAACTTCCTTGGTGATATTCGTCTAAACCCATCTTCAGATGATTGGTTTGAAACAGTGAGGGCACCAGATATTGTAAGAAACGTAGAAGGTAATTATAACACTATCGCTAATCTTGCTGTGAAAGCAGGTATTCTTGGTACAGTTTGGAACGCATGGCAAACCAGCTGGGTTGGTGGTACATATGTTGCTGCTCAATGGGCTCAACAGGATGGTGCTTTCCGTAATACATATCAAACTGTTGCGAATCAAGTTGGGCTATCACGTACTGGAATTAGATCAACAATTAATGTTCAGATGGACAGACAAGTTGTAGATGATAGAATAATTTCTACTGCTGTTATCCCATACATCCGCCAACGAAATGTATTAGTACAAGTTAAGGCATTAAAACCAAATACTCGTTTCTACCCGTACTTTGATAATATTTCTGTTGCTGAATATTGTACTCCGTCTTCTTATCTAACATATACATTGGCAAGTTCAACTGCTCCAGACTTTGAAACAGCAAAAAATGCTGGTGTTGATGCCACAGATACTGCACGTATTATTGATAATATCCCAACTGTTACCAACGCAGATAGTTATGGTAATATGTGTTTAAATATTGGTGATAGAATCCAAGGTGGTTCATCAAATGCAACCGCAGTAGTTGTCGGTAAAGACCGTAATTCTGATACTGGAGTGCGTCGTTTACATATTGTAAACATCAAGGGTACATTTACTACTGGTGAAACTATAACTGCTTATGGTACTGGATCTGGTGCGACTGCTACTATTAGTGGAACTATGCCAACTAATAAATTACAGGGTGATGCATTAACAACAAACTCTGTCGGTGAATTAAACTTTATTTTCTGGATTCCAAATTATGATTCCATTAAATTCCGTACTGGTGTTCGTGAGTTTAAATTACTAGACGTTAGCACTTCTGATGGTCAATCAACATCGTCTTCAAAAGTTCAATACGAAGCAACTGGAACTCTTCAAACTAGACAACAAACTATCAACTCTGTTCGTAATGCAGTTATTGCTCAAGAAAGTCTTGTAGACAGCACTGTAATTGTCAATGCGTCAAACCGTATTATTGATTCCGTGCAGACTGTTTTTGAACCACCAAGCGGTACTGATCCATTGGCACAAACATTCTTGGTTCAATCTCCAGGTGGAGCATTCTTGAGTAAGGTTGATATCTTCTTTGCCACTAGAGATGCTGGAGTTCCAGTTACACTAGAAATTCGTGAAGTTGTAAATGGATATCCAGGAAAACGAATTCTTCCATTCTCTAAAGTAACTTTAAAAACAGAACAAGTTAATGCTCCAATTTTTGGTACAACAATTGATACAACCCTGTATAACACTGTTACTCTTGATGGTGCGACTGTTGCCAAGTATGATAAACCAACATCTTTTG